ATAATGTGGTGGATATCCTTAATTATTTTAGTATTTGCAGGAATATGCAATGCTATTATGGACGTGCTCAAAACACGTTATAATTCTTCAATTTTTATAAATCATGGTAATCAATCATGGCTTAAACCAAGTTTATCTTGGAGAAACAAATGGAAAGATGGAACTCCATCTAAAGGACCTAAATTTTTCGGTTCAACTACCTTCCTTGTATGGCTCACAGACCTTTGGCATTTAGCTAAATGTTTAATGATATTAGCAATTTCTTTTGCTATTGTTTTCATGGAACCAATGTTTGCTTGGTACTTTGATTTTTTCATTTACTATCTTACTTTTACTGTTCCCTTCGAGATATTCTATAGTAAAGTTTTAATTAAGACTTAACGCTGGAAAAAAATATAAAAATTAAAGGAGACACTGTGTCTCCTTTTCTATTTTCTTAGATATATAAAATAAAACTAAATGATACAAGAGATTTATATACGAAGTCCAGAAGATCCGAACTTTAAATTGAATGTTCTTGATCACTCTGATCCAATAGAAACTATCATTTCTAAGATCAAAGTAATCTTTGGTACACGTCAAGGAGAAGTTATTGGCGATCTTAATTTTGGATTAGGAATTGAAGATTTGGTATTCGAGACTAGAATCAATAAATTACAACTAGAAGAGGACATTAAAAGGCAAATTGGTCAATACGTTGATGAAAGTGCTAAATATAAAATAGAACCAAAAGTATCATTTGGAAAAGCTCAAGGTTACGATTATTGTGTCATTGATATTTATATAGATGAACAAAAAACATTTGGAATCTTAGTAAAATAACAATTTAATATGGCTAACATACCTAACATATTTAAAACTCAAAGAATTCGTTTATCTGAATTATATCAAGATTCAGTAAATTTTCTCTCAACAACTTATGGAAATGTAGGACAATACTTTACAATGGCTTCTCCAATGGGGCAATTACTACAAGTTATGTTGAATTACGGAAGAATGATTTTATTCTATATTGAGGATTCAATTACTGAGTTAAATATAAAAACCGCATCCAGACCTGATAGTGTAAAAGGATTAGCAACTTTAACAGGACATAATCCATCAAGATCAATGGCTGCAAGAGGAACTTTAACTTTTGCTTATAATGGTGAAACATTAGATACATATTCAAATGTTGTTACTCTACCAAATTATACAACATTAGTTAATCAATCAAATAGCTTAACTTATACTGTTGTTTTTCCAGGTGAAGAAGCAAGAATCAATTTAACAAGCATAAATAATTTTCTTGATGCTAATATTCTTCAAGGAACTATTGAATACCAACAAGGAACTGGAACTGGCGATCCACTTCAATCTTTTAATTTTGCAACAAAGAAAGGAGCCTCTGTAGATAATTATTTTGTAAATGTATTTGTAAATGGAAAAAGATGGCCAATACAAGAATCAATTTTAGATATGACATTTGATTTAGAAGGTTGTATGGTGAAAACTGGACAAACTGGAGGAATTGATGTATTCTTTGGCAATGGATATAATGGAAAAGTTCCACCATTAGGTTCAACTATTTTAATTGAATATCTTATAACTGATGGAGATGCTGGAAATATTAGTACAACTAATCAAAATGCTAAAGATCAATGGAAATTTACTTCTAGTGGTTATGCATTAAATGGAGATCCAGTTGATCTAAATAAACTTCTTTCAATTTCTGTAAAGAATTCTATTTTATTTGGTACATTAGAGGAACCTCTTTATTTAACCAGATTACTTGCTCCCCATACTTCAAGAAGTTTTGTTTTAGCGAATGCAACTAATTACATTTATTTCCTTCGCAAATTAAATATGTTCACTATTATTGATGCAATTCCAGGATTTGCTACGTTTGATGATCAATACGCACTAGACAAATATAATCAAGCAAAAACTGCCCAAGAAACTATTAATTCTCAATATTTAAATTTAACAGCAACTTATGGGGTTGATTCTACACAAGCAAAAGAACTTAAATTATCATTAGACGTAGCTGATCAACAATTATATTTTGCTGATATCGAATTAAAATCTCAAAGGTTAAATGATAATACAGTTTACCTATTTTTAATTCCAGATGTAAATAAAAGAATTTCTCCAGGAATTAATTATTATGACGCCCCTATATCATCATTCAAATTATCTGGATCAGAAGAAACTGCTATACTTGATTTAATTGAAGAAAGTGGACAAAGAGTCGTTACAGTAGATAATGCTATTCTAGATATTCAATATCCAAAATTTGTTATTAATATGTCTCTTATTTTATGGGAGGGGTATGAATATGATAATGTTAGAGAATCTATTATTTCTGCAACATCTGATTATTTCCTAAAAAATACAAGAAGAGATAGAATTCCAGTTTCAGATATTGTAAGAGTTATTGAAGGTGTTGACGGAGTGGATTCTGTAAATGTTTGGTTTGATGCTGATAAAGAAAATATCAATATTTATAGAACAGGCTATGGTATTGATGATTATGGAGATATCATATTAGAAAGATATGTAAAAGATGCATGGAATAATAACGTTGCAGTTAAAGACGTATATGCATTGATAAGAGGAGGATTTGAAAGTTCAAATGGAGTTGAGTACGAAGATAGTACTGCCAAAACTAAACTTTCAACTATTAATATACAAGTAAGAGGCTATACTGCCAAAGACTTAAATGAAGAGAATAATCAAGCAATTTTAAATAACGTAGGTACCAACGCATGAACAATTACGAATTAAATGTAGACGATCAGGAAAGACGACAACTTCATAAAATCCGTCCATCCTATTTAACTCAAGCTAAACACTTGAATGACAATTTCATTAATTTGGGCTATAATTACACAGGTAATATACTTAAAAATGGAACATCACCAGAATTATGGGCTAATCCTCAACAGATTACTTTATATGCAAGGCTTGAAGGACTTATCACTTATGTTTTAGAAAGTTCTAAATCAATCAAAAAGTGGTTTTCTATTGCTCATGATAAAAACACAACAATGATTAATTAATATGCAATTAGCTGATTGGAAAATATTCGATAAACATGGTTCCCCTTTAAATTGGGTAGCCGATCCATTTTTACCCTTAACTATTACTTCCAATATTGGAGGTAAAGGAGCTGAGGGATATTTGGTCACAGATACTAGTGGTCTAGTTATTGATGCAGAAATATTTAATTCTGGATTTGATTATGATAGTTCAACTAGTATGTATTATAATTATACTTTTGGAGATGACAATGTTGATATATCTACAGATGTTTCAATTAGTTTTATAGATGTTTCAATATTTGATCCTGATGGAAGAACTACGCAAGGGATTGGAGATGTTTCAGTTGGAGATGTTTCAGGAAATTTTATTTATCCTGCTACAACTTTTTCAAGTGCAATATTTTTAAAGCCAGTTTCTCAAGGATTAGTTGAAACAGAACACTTATATATTTTAGAAGATGTATTAGGCTCATTAGTAAGACCTTACGATGCTTCTAATTCTACTTTATTTGTACAACTACTTGGAGAAGATGAAGAAATTAAGTTATTTACAGTAGATGAAAATCAAGAAGTTGTTACATGGGCTGATTCATTAACTTTTAAATTAGATGAATGGGCACCATCTACTCCTTTAACAATTAATATTGGTTTTAAATCAGATGAAGAAGGTGTTTATGAAAGACGTCTAAGATTTTATCACATTATTGCCGGAAAATATTATCTCTTAGGAGAAATAATAGTGAATGCTGAATCAATTGAAGAAGATGAAAGATTTAGAACATTATTAGGAAACTTTGGGTTACCAGATCCAAAGGATTTTCCAACATTATTTAAGGAAGCAGATATTAATGAAGCTTTACCTGATTATGAAATAGTGAATCCTAAATCTAAACAAATGATTTTGGAACATAATGAAATTGTTCCTTTTATTGGAACTTATAAAGCATTAATAAATGCTATAAAATGGTTAGGATATGAAGATATTTATGTAAGGGAATGGTTTAAGAATGTAAAAGAACATAAGAAACTTTCTCTTATAGTTCCTTATGAAGCAAAAGATAGAACTCAAACTATTTTAAAATTCTCACCTGATGAAAGAAGGGCACTTAAGAAATTAAATCAATTATCTCTTAACTATTGTATTACAAAGGAAACCGGAGAAATTGATGAATGGGGCACTCCAGAAACTGAAAATTGCTATGAATATAGTTTAGATGAAGTTTTTGTTAAATTAGTTGCTCTTAAAAACTGGTTAGAAAAGAATATTATTGGAGTTAATGCTAGAATTATAGACATTACTGGTGAAGGTATTTATTTTGAACGATATGTTAACTTAATTTGGTCAACTGATAATGTTGGATATAATTATAACGAGCATCAATCATTAACACCCATCACTGAACCAAATTTTTCTGATTTAGTTCAAGGAGAATCTTCTATTAATATGACATTATTAGAATTCAAACAAACTAAAATTGCTGATGATAATTCTAGATTTTCTGATTATATTGATTATGTTTGGGATCCAAATGATCCAAGTGTTACATTGAGTCCTGATGATCCATCATATTTAGCAAATCCATCAGCTTATTTATTAGTTGGTGCACCATTTGGTTTTCCTTTTTCTTCAATTAGAGATATTCAATACAAAGGAATTGTAGAACGACCTTATTCTGGAGTTGTTCCATCTACTCATGTTTCGAAACCTTTATGGATTTATGATAATACTATCAAATTTTATGATGTATTTGATTCATCTACAATATTTAATGACTCTTCTGTTAATTTAAGTCTTATTTTAGAAAAAGCATACATTAGAGATGCAAGTAATGATGATTGGCTTAATTCAGCAG